TAAGCCAATGGAAGAAAGGTGATGTACTTGCTTACATGAAGTTAAACAGACTTCCTATGCCAATAACCTACGAACAAAAAAACAAAAAAAGTTCAGGACTTGAATTAGATGGAGAAATTTTGCTATATTTACAAAAGAATTACCCGAATGATCTTAAAAAGATTTTAGAGGTATTTCCATTAGCAGAATTACTAATTAAAGATTTAGAAAATGGCAAAGAGCAAAATATCGAAGTTTCAAAAATTCGAGGCGGTAACAATAAACAGAAATAGTTTAGTTAACGCTCCCTACAATCCTAGAACAATAGGAGAAAAAGCACAAAAAGCATTAAGAAAATCACTCAAAACACATGGATTAGTTGAAACACTAATTTATAACAAGCGTACCGGTAATTTAGTTGGTGGTCATCAAAGACTTTCGCAACTTGACGTATTGGAAGGAACGCATGATTATGAATTAACCGTTGCTCAAATTGACGTAACCGAAAAGCAGGAAAAGGAATTAAACATAGCTTTAAACAACCCAAACTTACAGGGAGAATACGATTTTGAAATACTAAAAGATTTATTCAAAGATATTGATGTTGAAAATACCGGCTTTACTGACTACGACCTCTCTATAATTGGAGTTGAGCAGGATCTCGAAGAAGTCGAAAAAAAACAAAAGTCAAAAGACGAAATTGCCGAAGATATACAAAAGGTAAAAGACGCAAAACAAAAGGCAAAAGACAAAAACGTATCTCAGGGGGAGAACTACATAGTAGTTACATTCTCATCAATTGAGGCCAAAGAATCATTCTTAGACTTTATAGGCTTTGAAACAGACGATAGGTATATCAAAGGAGAAATACTAGCTAAGAAGTTAGGACAAGTTAAACACAATGATAATTTAGATTAACATGGACAAAGTAACAGCATTAGCACTTCTAAACAACCAGCTAAAACTCAATAACTTCAACTTTAGCAATCCCGACAAACAAATATGGGGTGGCACCAAGTATTACACATTAAAGGAATTAATAATTATAGCTTATGGCATCAAGTAAAACAGTAAAGCCTTCTAACAAAAGCATACAGTATAAAAAGGAAAAAGAAAGATTAAGCACTAAACTAGCTAAGGCTCAAATGATTGACGCTTTAGCAAAGACTTTAGGAATAGTAACAAGCGCAGCTAAAATTTGCGATATACCTAGAGAAAGGCATTATGACTGGTTAAGAACAGATCCCGAATACGTTGAGGCAGTTGAAAGCATTGCAGAACTAGCAACGGACTTTGTAGAAAGCAAACTACATGGACGTATCTCAAAGGATGATACTACAGCAATTATTTTCTACCTAAAAACTAAGGCAAAGAAACGCGGCTACATTGAAAGCTCACATATCGACCATACAACCAAAGGAGATAAAGTTGAACAGGTATTTAAAATTGGTGAGGTTGAAATTTCGTTTTAGTGAAAAAAGCAAGATCCCTTTAAAATCGGGGTACTCATCGGTGGCGTAATCGCACTTTACACATTAAAAACATGGCAAAAGAAGTACTATTTAATCCGTTTCCTAAGCAGGTAGAATTTTTAGAGGCTATCTTTGGCGGTAAATATACTTTCATTATGTACGGAGGCGCCATCAGGGGTGGCAAAACGTTTGCCGGCATAGGAGCTTTTTTGTTACTTGCTAAAATGTACCCTAACTCTAAATGGTGTATTGTGCGCGATACCCTGCAAACTTTAAAACGCACAACCATTCCTTCCTTCTTTAAGATTTGTCCGGAAGGATTTATAAGAAAGTACAACCAAGAAACACAAACCATTACTTTCACAAATGGCTCTCAAATTATTTTTATGGGAGAGAATTACTCAGATGATAAGGAGTTAAACAGGTTTAAAGGATTAGAGGTTAACGGTTTTTTGTTTGAAGAAATTAATGAGTGCCAACAACAAACATTCTTTAAAGGCATTGAACGTGCAGGATCTCACATTATACCAAAGCAACCAAAGCCATTAATATTAGCAACGTGCAATCCTTCTAATAATTGGGTAAAAGAATTATTTTATGACGCGCACAAAGCAAATGAGTTACCTGCAAATTGGCTTTACATTCCTTCCAAAATTACTGATAACCCATTTATACCGGCTGAGTACTTAGAATCGCTTAAATCAATGCCGCGTTATGAATACGAGGTGTTTGTCGAAGGTAATTGGGATTTACAGGAACGTACTGGATCAGAATACTACAAATACTTTAGTTTAGATAAACACGTTGGCCAATGTTGGTACGAACCAAGACTACCACTCCATGTAAGTTGGGATGAAAACGTTAACCCTTATTTACCTGTTGGCATATTTCAAATACAAGGTAAAAAGCTAAGAATGATTGATGAAATTATGGGCATTAATCCTAAAAATACTGTTAGGGACGTTTGCAATGAGATCAAATTTAGGTACCCAAACCATAATTCGGGTATGTTTCTTTACGGTGATGCAACCAGCATGAAAGAAGATGTTAAGCAAATGAAAGGATATAACTTTTTTAAGTTAATCGAGATCGAGCTTGCAAAGTATAAACCAATAATGAGAGTATCAAAAAGTAACCCTGCATTAATTATGCGTGGAATGTTTTTTAATACGGTTTTATTTAATAACTTTGAGGGCATAGAATTTCTTATTGATGCAAAGTGCAAAACAACAATAAGCGATTTTATAAATGTGCAAGAGGCAGCAGATGGAACTAAAAGTAAGCAAGTAGCCAAAGATCCTAAAAGCGGTGTTTCGTATCAAATGTACGGCCACTTTAGCGATTTAACGGACTACTTACTTTGTGAAGCATTTAAGGTTGAATACACTAAGTACCAAAGAGGAGATATAACACAATACGCAAGGCCAACAGGGCAAAACCCCTTTAACGATAAGCATAGAATGTAAAATTATGAATTTAAATAACAATATTATTTGTGAAGAAATTATAAGAAAAAATGGAGGTTGGTTTTTAGACGAAGATAATATATTATGGAAAATAATTGATGGAAAGTGGATTGGTAAACGAAGTGTTTATACTTTTGATTTACGTGCTTGTTGGTTAGAAGATACTAATGAAGAAAATATAAGGAATTGGTGGTGTGGCGGTAAAAATGCAAATTATATAGAAATTTTTAATAGAATGTAACATGGAAAATAAAACAACCTACTCACAGGAGTATATCGAAGATCGCAAAAAAATTGATACATTGGCACGTTCAATGCAAAATCAAATTAACCAACTAAACAAAAGGTTAACGGATATTCAGATAACAGATTTTAAACTGGCTATCAATCAGGCCGCAGACGTTAAGCAGAAACTTACTTTTAAACGCAAGTTTTATTTATGGATAGTTAGGAAATTATCAGTAATAGTTAAGAAATGGCACGCACTTAAATTATTTACTCATCTTAACTCAACAATTATTAAGCACAAATTTATGTTACAATTTAATAAACTTAAAGGCGCTAAGTAGTAAATTTGCGTAATGGCAAGATTATTAAGAGATACGGACTATTTAAAATCAATTCAAACTGATAACTTAAATCAGATTATTGAGGCCTCCTCCCAAATTAAATTGGATATGGAACAGGCCGCACAGTCTGAAATGATCGGGTATTTATCTCAACGCTATTTAGTAGATAAAATATTTACAAATACAACTACATTTTCAATCTCCGCTACTTATTACGGTAAAAACTTAGTTGAATATACTGAGGCTACATTTAGCGCAACAACTGTTTATACAATTAACCAAAGAGTAGTTTATAATGGAAACATTTATAAATCTATCGCCGGTTCTGCCGCTCATGCCTTTGCTCCTGCTGAATGGACTTTAGTTTGCGCAGATAAATTGTTGTTTTATGCAAAATTAAACGCAACCGAATACAGCGCATCAACTACTTATGCAGTAGGAAATACAGTTTGGTATAATGATGTTGTTTATACTTGCACAACAGCTTGTAAAAATATCCTTCCTACTACCGCTGGCTTTTGGACTGCAGGCGCAACTTATAGTTTTACTGCTGCTTATCCGGATGATACAACAAAGTGGACACAAGGAGATAACAGAAATCAATTAATTGTTTTATACTTAGTAGATATTACTTTGTATCACTTACACGCGAGAATACAGCCTAACAACGTTCCGGAGCTAAGAAAAATTAGATACGATGGTAATGGTGATTTAGAAAAAGCGCACAGTGCGATTAGATGGTTGCGTGAGTGCGGAAATGGTCATATAAATGCTGATTTACCTAATATCGATCCTCAACAGGGTATGAGTATTAGATGGGGTAATGTAAACGGATTAACAGAAAGAATTACAAATAGTTATTAATGGCAAAGAAAGATAAAATATCGAGCATAAAAAATGTTTCAAAGGCTTTGCCTCCTAATAACGATGTAAGAAACGTTATAAAAACTCCTATTCAGTTATACAGAGTTAGAACAGATATTTTAAAATGGCGTAATGCCCTTACTGCTGCTCAGTCTTTAACAAGTCCTCAAAGATTTTCACTTTACCAATTATATCAAGAGTTTGATTTAGACGCTCATTTAACGGCTGCTATTATGCAGCGTAAAAATTTAACTTTAAGCAAAGAATTTGAAGTTTATAATAAAGATGGTGAGGAAGATGAGGAAAAAAGTAAGCTATTAAAAACAAAATGGTTTAGAGATTTATTGTCTTATGCCTTAGATTCTATATTTTACGGTTATTCATTAGTACAATTTGGAGATTTAGTAAACGATGAGTTTAAAACTGTCGATTTAGTTCCTAGAATTTACGTAAAGCCTGAATTACACATAGTAACTAATTCTTATGCAGATATTACAGGCAATGACTATTTAGAAAGCCCTTACAAAGAATGGTGTATAGGAATAGGTGAAAGATACGATTTAGGTTTATTAAATAAAGCAGCTCCATTATTAATATGGAAAAAAAATGCGCTTTCTGCATGGGCTGAGTACAATGAAATATTTGGTGCTCCATTAAGAATAGGTAAAACCAACATAAATGATTTAGCAACTTCTACTAACATGGAAAATATGCTAAAAAATATGAGTGGTGCCGCTTATGGTATGTTTGACCTTAACGATGAGATTGAATTAATCGAAAGCGGAAAGTCCGGAGCTGATGTTTTTAACTCAATGGTTGATCGCTGTAATTCAGAAATCAGTAAATTGATATTAGGGCAAACTTCTACATTAGACGAAAAGGCTTTTGTTGGTTCCGCAGAAACACATGAGCGTATTTTAAAGCAAGTAGGAGATTCAGACGAATACTTTATTACTTCAATGCTTAACTACCAACTAATACCGTTATTAAATGGTTTAGGGATTAATTTTGAAGGCTGTAAAATCAAATCTGAGGCTGAGGATGAGTTTACATTACAGGAAAAAGCTAAATTTGCAATTGATATTATTAATACTGG